GACTTTGAGAAAACCAAAGTACGTAAGGCAGTGGCTGAATGTTTGATCAATGCTGCTGTCTTTGGCACCGGCATTGCTGAAATCACCATCTCAGAAGAGAAGGAAATGGCTCCTGCTACGCAGCCTCTGATGGACGGACAGCTTCAGGCTGTAGGTGTCAACATCAAGGACCGTACTGTCGTCAAACTTCGCCCTGTAATGCCCAATAACTTCCTCATTGACCCTGTAGCCACCAGCATTGAAGAGGCTATGGGGTGTGCCATTGATGAGTTTGTCTCTCGTCATCAAGTAGAGCTGCTTCAGGAGAAGGGTGTGTACTCCGATGTGTACATTGCCGATGCTCCTTCCGATACTGACCTTGAACCTGACCAAGATCTGACTGTTTACAACGACGATAAGATCCGTTTGACCAAATACTATGGTCTTGTGCCCCGTAAGTTGCTTGAGTCCGTAGAGGACAATGCTGAAATTATCAAACTCTCCGAGGACGAAGGAGAGGACTCCAATTCCATGTACATTGAGGCAATCGTAGTCATTGCCAATGAAGGTGTTTTGCTCAAGGCAGAACCCAATCCCTACATGATGCAGGATCGACCCGTCATTGCTTTCCCTTGGGACATCGTACCCAGCCGTTTCTGGGGTCGTGGGGTCTGTGAGAAGGGCTACAACAGCCAGAAGGCACTGGACACGGAGCTACGTGCCCGTATCGACGCACTCGCCCTCACAGTGCATCCTATGATGGCTATGGACGCCACTCGTTTGCCCCGTGGAGCAAAGCCTGAGATTCGTCCTGGTAAGATTATCCTCACCAACGGAGACCCTCGTGAGATCCTTAATCCTTTCAATTTTGGACAAGTTAACCAAATTACGTTTGCACAATCGCAAGCTCTTCAGCAGATGGTGCAACAGGCTACTGGAGCTGTGGATTCGGCTGGGATCGCAGGACAAGTTAATGGTGAAGCAACTGCTGCTGGCATTAGTATGTCTCTGGGCGCTATCATTAAGCGTCACAAGCGTACTCTTATCAATTTTCAGCAATCTTTCCTTATACCCTTTGTAGAGAAGGCTGCTTGGCGTTACATGCAGTTCGATCCTGAGTCCTACCCTGTCAATGACTACAAGTTTGTAGCTTCCAGCTCCCTTGGCATCATTGCACGAGAGTACGAAGTCACTCAGTTGACTCAGTTGCTCCAAACCATGCCCCCGGACTCCCCTATGTACCCTATTCTTGTTCGTTCCATTGTGGACAACATGAATCTATCCAATCGAGAGGAACTTTTGGCTGCCATTGAGCAAGCTGCACAGCCCAACCCTGAACAACAGCAGATGCAGCAGCAAATGCAACAAGCACAACTTCAGTTTCAACAAGCACAGACTCAAGTTCTGCAAACACAGGCTCAGGAGTCCTCTGCACGGGCTGGTAAGCTCACTGTGGAGGCTCAAGCAATCCCTGCGGAGCTTGAACTTAAGAAGATTGATGTCACCACCAAGAATCTTAGGCAGGGAGAAGGTGACGACAAAGAGTTTAATCGACGTTTGCAGATTGCCGATCTTCGTCTTAAGCAAAAGGATCTTGAGATCAAAGAGAAGTCAGTCGAGAACCAACGAATGGCTGCTACCAAGGAAAAAGAAACTGAAGACATGCTAATGCAGCAACTCTCACAAGAGTAACATTGCATGAGCACGTTAACAGACCTTAAGTTATCGTTCCTGTATAACAGAGTAAATGAAAAACTACAAACCATATCAAAGGCTCCAGGTCCAAAGGGGGACAAGGGCGAACGGGGAGAGCGTGGAGATCCTGGTCCGCAGGGCAAGCAAGGACCACAGGGAGTTCCTGGAAAAGATGGCCTTGACGGAGCACCAGGTAAGGACGGGAGTGATGGTCAAGACGGTGTAGGGGTAGAGACTGTTTATGAAGCTGCCGATGGGCAGATAGTCTTTGTACTTACAAACGGAGAAGAACACAGTGTAGAGCTACCCTTGGACCTCTTGGGTGCCAAGGAGCAAAACAACTATGTATCCACCACATCAAGTTCCAGAAGCCCAGTATCTTTTGTTGCAATAACAACCACTCCATATTATATTCTTGAAACTTCTTTGATTAACGGACATAATATATTTGGTGTAAACACAGGAAGTAATGCTACGGTGTATCTTCCTCCATCGGCAATAGACCCAACTAAACTCATTGTGATTAATAACGAAATGCAAAGTTATACAATCACTGTAGAATCAGCGGAAGGATAAACATGGCTTTTCTTATTGATAATGTATATGACTCAGGTCTTTCCTATGTCACTAGCAATGGTACTCGTATTGACATCTGTAGTCAGGAACCGACTACCTATACGCAGGCTACCAGCACCTATACCCTTGGGAATAAAACTTCCCTGACCGTAGGATCACCCACGAATGGCAATACCGATGGTCGTAAGGTGGTTGTACCTGCGATTACCACGGGAAGTGTAACTGCCACGGGCACTGCTTCCCATTGGGCTTTGACCAATGCTTCAAACACTTTGATTGCTACTGGTTCTCTTACAAGCACTCAAAGTGTCACAAGTGGCAATACCTTTACTCTGGACGCTATCGACATCACGATTCGTGATGTAACTTCGGTGTAACTTATGGACGTATTGCTAATTAAAAATAGGGGATCGTGATGGACTTAACACCTCTCACTATCGAACTTTCCAAGCCCGAATACTCGGGCCTAAGCGATCAAGCCGCAGCCGATGCTGTTAACCTCAAGACGGTTGCAGTTCGTGACCTCGTGCCCTGTTGGTTGGTCAAGCAAACAGCAATTGAGTCTGGTTATTGGGCCGCGATCAAGATCGCTTCGGAATCGAGCGATGCGCCGCTTGCCGTGCGCGGTGTTGCTTTGTCTGCCGTCGATTGGATTGATGACTCGTCTGGCAAGATCCAAAACGTGGATATGGATTCGCCAGCGGCGTTGGCGATGCTCGGGCAACTGGTTTCTGCTGGTTTGCTCACGGAGTCTCAATCAGACGACCTGCAATCGCTGGCAAACAAGCCCAAGCGATGGGTTGATGTCGTTGGAATTGGAACAGTTGGAATTGGTTATATTCAGAACGCGAGACGCGCATAATGGCCAACGTAAAATTATTTTATGTAACTGCAAGCGATGCAACGATTACCCTGGCTTCGCTGGCAAGCGACACCAACTTGCTCGCAGGGCGAGAGTCTTCGGAAATTGATAACAGCTCAAATCTTTATCTCGACTATCTCGTCAGCGGCAAGGTGACAACAGGAACATCGCCCACCACGGTACGCTCTATTGAAGTTTGGGCGGTTGGCAGCTGGGACGGAACGAACTGGCCTGACGTGTTCGATGGTACGGACTCAAACGAAACAATTACCAGCGCCAACCACAAGGCGTCGATTTGCCGATTCGTTGCGAGCATGAGCACGGATGCCACGAGCAATCGAACGTATGCTTTTGGTCCTGTCTCAATTGCGTCGGTTTTTGGTGGGACGCTCCCGCCCAAGTTTGTCGTCTTTGTCGTGCATAACACAGGGGTTGCCTTGAACGCAACCTCATCAAATCACCAGATTCGTATTCAGCCTGTTTACGAAACGGTGACCTGATGACGCAAATAGATGTCAGCAGCTTGAACAGGGGGCTTACCGGAGCATGGTGCCCGTCAGTCTCGGTAGGAGGATACGGCGGTAACCTAACAATTAATGACATTTCAGGTTATTCGCGTAGGGCATATATTTATGCAGGGGCGATGAATGCAAGCAATATCTGTACGACTGAATACGGTCGTGCGATTAGGTTCGACGGGTCAACGACTGTTTTAAGTGCAGGCTATCCAACAATACAGCCTCGCGGAAAAAGCACGATCTCGGTTTGGTTTTCAGCAACTAGCTTCTCAAGAAACAACGGGCTTGTTGGCGCTTTAGATAGTGGTGATCGATATGCTCTTTTTCTTATCAACAACGATTTATATCTTGACACACTAGGCTCTATAGTACCAGACAATCGATTAGTAACTTCTGGACTGACCTGGGAAAACAACGCTTTATACCATGTGGTCGGCACCATGGGTACAGGGATGCGGTTGTATAGAAATGGAGCATTAGTAGCTTCAAACATAGGCGAGCCTGTCATTAATAGTGCAACGGAAACACTCATTGGCGCGGTGCGCAATTCGACTTTTGTTCTTTCCGGAGACATATACGACGTTAGATTATACAACCGCACTCTCTCTCCGCTCGAAGTCAAAGAACTCTACGAAGGCGGCCCCGGTTATGGTTTAAGGCAAAAACGGAGGCGGATACGCCAAAGCCCAGGAGCAGGTACTAATGATCTTCTTGCTAATGACCTACAGAGTCTCTCTCAGCTTTCCACACCCACCTTGGGTCAAACACATGGGTTGCTTGCCAATGACCTCCAAAGCCTCTCAAGTGTCTCTAGTTCTGCATTAGCTCAAGGTCACGCATTACTTGCCAATGATCTTCAGAGTCTTTCGCAACTCTCCACACCCACCTTGGGTCAGACTCATGTGCTTTTGGCTAATGATCTACAAAGCACTTCTTCAGTATCTACACCCAGTGTAGGTGTTATAAGAAACCTCCTAGCGGATAATCTTGAGAGTGTTTCTACGGTCTCTACACCCGCTGTCGTAAGCACTGTAGACACTTTGTTGGCTGATAATCTTCAAAGTGTTTCTTCTTTAAGTGTCCCTGTCCTAAGACAGAAGAAACAGATCAACTACGCAGCCAGTGCCACCATTGGCTCACTTTCGGCAATAACCTTCTATCACAACAGTGGTAAATGGTACGGTTATTAACAAGAGGATTTATGCTTACTAATAGAGAACTACAGAATATCCTTGATCAGATTAACTCACTGTTTAGTGGTGTCAGGGATGATCTTGAGAAGCTAAAGAAAGAAGTAGAGGAACTGAAGGAGAAAAAGCTAAGTGCCAATAAGAAAAGTTAAGGGTGGTTACCAATGGGGTAGTAAGGGAAAGGTTTATCCGACCCGTGAAGGGGCAGAGAAACAAGCACAAGCGGCTTATGCCTCTGGATATAAAGAAACTAAACCAAAGAAAAAGAAGTAATTGATTTTACTTTCAAGATGTGTTATAATTTGAGTATAAACAACCCACTTTAGTTGGGAGAATTGTGAATAAAGAAACTGAAGAATACTATAATGACTTCTTTGAACTCTTTAGAACACCTGGGTGGACTAGGTTAATTGAAGAGTTTCAACAAAATGCGGACTTAACTAATTCCGTAGAGAACGTAAAAGACTCAAATGATTTGTACTTTAAGAAGGGTCAACTAACCGTCTTGGCGTTGATCCTCAACCTTGAAACGTACATCAATAGAGGTTACGAGAATGCCTCCACTGAGGATGTTTGATTTTCAGTGTAGTGAGGACCACATCTTTGAAGCACTCGTGGAAGATCCAAAAGAATCCGTATCGTGCCCCAGATGTTCTTCTCACTCCAAAAGAATTATCAGTCCCATTCGTAGTCTTCTAGATCCCCTTAGCTTCCCTACAGCGGAATCCAAGTGGATTAGAGAACATGAGAGGGCTGGTAGTAAAAACAATGGAAGCCTCTAAGGGGTAACTTTCATTTTCCAAGTAAATCCACAATGGTTAACACCACGGAGAAATAAGTTCAATGGGTAGAGCAATCCTACTTGATGAAGACACGACTGAGCGTCTTGATGATACTGAAGATCAAGAAGTAGATTCACAAACACTACAAGACCCTGTACAACAGGACACTTTTGTAGCCCAAGAGTCTGCTCCTGATGAAGAAGATGATGTTCCTGATAAGTACCGAAACAAGTCTATCAAAGACTTGGTACGAATGCACCAGGAAGCTGAAAAGCTCCTTGGTCGCCATAGTTCCGAAGTAGGTGAACTTAGGAAGGTTGTTGATCAGTACATCGCGGCACAACTCAACCAAAACCAAACAGGAAATACGGGACAACAACAGCAGCCAGAGGATGAAGAAGTCGATTTCTTCGTTGACCCTGTAAAGGCAACTCAACGACAGATTGAAAACCATCCTAGCATCCGGCAAGCAAAGGAGTACACGGAGCAGGCTCGTAGAGCAGCTTCTTTGACTCTTGTCAAGAATAAGCATCCTGACATGGAAGGTATTCTCAAAGATCCTTCCTTTGCTCAATGGATTCAATCAAGCAAGATCAGAACTCAACTGTTCGTAATGGCAGACAAACAATACGATGCCGATGCAGCGGATGAGCTTTTTACCTTGTGGAAAGATCGCCAGCAGGTAGTACAGAACACGGCTACGGTGGAGAAAGCAGCACGTAAGGATGCTCTTCGATCCGCTAGCACGGGGAATGTTCGATCCAGTGGCGAGCAAAGCGCTAAGAAGAAGTTCCGTAGGGCTGATATCATTAAACTTATGAATTCCGACCCTTCGCGTTATGAGGCTTTGCAACCAGAGATTATGCGGGCTTATGCTGAAGGGAGGGTTATTTAACAATCATTGAGGTTATTTAGAAAATGGCTGGTGAAACTTCAGGTGCATATTTTACAGCGAATGCTGTAGTTGACAAAACCGCTGCGGATAAATTTATCCCAGAGATTTGGTCTGATGAGATCATTGCGGCTTATCAGAAGAATCTGAAAATGGCTCCCCTGGTCAAGAAGATGACCATGAAGGGCAAAAAGGGCGATCTTATCCACGTTCCCAAGCCCATCCGTGGAGCGGCTTTTGCTAAGGCAGAAGCTACCGCAGTAACGATTCAGGCTAACCTTGAGTCCGAACTCACGATCAACATCAACCGTCACTTTGAATACTCGCGTCTGGTTGAGGACATTGTTGAAGTTCAGGCACTGTCGAGCCTTCGTCGTTTCTACACGGAAGATGCTGGTTACCAGTTGGCACTCAAGGTCGATACGGACCTCTTCAGTGCTTCCACGGGTTTTGGTAATGGCACGCTGACCCTTAGCCCCGCTGTAACGGGTGCTAGCTGGGCAAGCAACAACGCAGTGTACTACGTCGATGCATCGTCGGGTCTGACTGCTTATGCAGTTGATACTGTTATTGATACCGACGTATTCACTGATGCAGGCTTCCGTGGTCTGATCAAGAAGATGGATGATAACGACGTACCGATGGACAACCGTGTGTTTATTGTGCCCCCGGCACTGCGCTCGGCAATCATGGGTATTGACCGTTATGTATCGAGCGACTTCCGGGATGCACGTACCGTACAATCGGGTCTAATTGGGTCTGTTTATGGTATTGATGTGTATGTGTCCTCGAACTGCCCGACCATTGAATCCGCAGCAGAGAACACTGCTGTAGGTAACAGTGTAGCTGTCCGTGGTGCACTTCTGTTCCATAAGGAAGCACTTGTCATTGCAGAGCAGATGGCTGTCCGTTCGCAGACGCAGTACAAGCAGGAATATCTTGCTACCCTGTTCACTGCTGACACGCTTTATGGCGTACAAGTCTATCGCCCCGAAGCTGGCTTTGTTCTTGCAGTTAACGATCTGTAATCAAAGCTAACTAAGCAGGCAGGGAGAAACTCTACACCAAGAGAAGTACCCCTGCCTTCTTTTTAACACTAAGGGCACTAATTCAATGGCTACTGAAGATAGACTCTCCAGGATTGAAACCAAGCTGGACAAACTGACTGAAGCAATTCTCACTATTGCCAGAGTTGAAGAAAAAGTTCTTGCTTCCAATGAAAGAATAGAAAAGATTGAGGATAAGCTTGAAAAGCAAGATAAGTCTATTGGGGAGTTGATCTCTAAAGTGGCTGTAAACTCAAAGCAAGTATCCTTCTTCGAGAGAGCACTCTGGTTTTGTTTGGCTACTATTGCAAGTTTCGCAACCTATTACATCAAGGTAAGTAGTTAAATGACGAACTATACTAAATCAACTAATTTTACAGCAAAAGATTCTCTTCCTTCCGGCGACTCTCAAAAGATCATTAGGGGTTCTGAGTTTGATACTGAATTCAACGCTATTGAAACAGCGGTTAATTCTAAAGCGGATAAATCAGGAAGTGTTCTAAATTTAACCGCATCAAGTTTGTTGATTGGAACAACGACGGACTTTACTTCTGCATCATCAACAGGCCCCGCTGCTTTTGGCGGTATTGGTATTTACCCTTTTACTTCATCTTTAGATGGGGTATCCTTAAACATAAACTACAATTCTATTGTTAGTGCAGAAAACCAATCTGTTTTTTCTAATAATAACGGGGCCAGCTTTCAGGTTCTAGCAGGTATTTCATCTACACCAAAAATTTCTAATACAGGCGCTAATGGCACACAGCAGTTAAGTGCTTGGGGAGGGTATTTTTCTCCTGTAATTGTATCTACAGGATCTAACGCCCTCGTTCGAGGGTATGGCGTTTGGTCTGAGGCTTATAGAGGAGCAACAAACGACCTCAGTTCAAACACTCTTAATATATTAACAGGCGGTAGATTTTCCGCAGGCCATTCCTCTACATTGCCTGTTACAGCAAGAACAGAAACAATTACTGGGGTTACTTCAGTAGTTGATTTTTATTCTGGAGTAAACGCAGAGTCTACTGCATACAGAACCAGTGTTTTTGTGGGAGGCGGAACTCCAACAACCACAACTGGTAATGTTAGTGGTTTTAGAGTCCATACTTTTTCAATTGGCGGCACTTCAGGTGGAGCAGCAACGGTTACTAATGGTTATGGTGTATACCTTCGTGGACCTACAGTAAGTGCCACAGGCACAATGACCAATTATTATGCTTTTTATGCTGATACTGCCACTATTACTGGGACATTAACAAACCGTTGGGGTCTTTATGTAGCGGACACAGCCAACAATTATCTTAATGGCAATTTACTCCTTGGCACCACAACGGTAGCAACAAACCCTTCAGCGGGTGTTGCCATTACAGGAACAAGTTCAAATTGGAATATTGGTGTTAATCACCCAACGGCTGCTGTATCAGGTGACCCCTATGCAACCTTTGTGTACAACACTACACAAATTGGATCAATCACCCAAAACGGAACTACGGGTGTCTTGTATAACACGACTTCCGATCTTCGTCTAAAGGAAAACATTGCTCCGTCTAATGATGCTGGCTCACTTGTTGATTCCATTCAAATTGTACAGCATGACTGGAAAGTGGGAGGTCATGTCCGTTATGGGGTTATTGCTCAAGATCTTCATGCAATTGCACCTGAAGCTGTTAAGCAAGGAGATAACAACCAAGAGATTGAGAATCCTTGGGGAGTGGATTACTCAAAGCTAGTCCCAATGCTCATCAAAGAGATCCAGTCCCTACGCACTCGTGTAGCCACTTTGGAGAACAATTAAAGTGTCTTTGGATCACCTTAAGGGTGCCTTAAAAAGCAAGACTATCTGGTGGAATACTTTTTTAGCTCTTTTAGCTTCCTTAGAACTCCTTAGACCTCATTTGACAACCTTGATTGGACTTGAGACCACTGCTACTATTCTCTTGGCAGGTTCTTTGGTAAACCTGTTCTTGAGAGTAGTAACGACAACCCCACTTAAGGATAAATAAATGAGTGTTACGCTTAATCTTACAGTTGAAGAAGTCAATGGTATTCTTCAGGTTCTTGGTGATCTTCCTACTAAATCAGGGGCTTTTCCTCTTTTGATTAAGATTAAGGAGCAGGCTGAAGAACAACTTCCCGCTTCTAAAGAAGAAACTCCAGAGTAACAATGCAACTACTTAACCTCATTCAGTCCATCTTTAAGCCCGCTGTAGAACTGATTGACGAAGTTCACACCAGCCAAGAGGAAAAGCTACAACACAAAGAGAGACTTTTGGTTACTCAAGCAGCGGTCATTGACCAGGTGCTTCAGTACGAGAAGGATGCCTTTGAGTCTAGGGCAAAGATCATTGAAGCAGAGGCTAAGTCGGAACATTGGCTCACGGCTATTTGGAGACCAGTGACCATGCTCACATTCCTTGCTTTGTGTGTTGGAGACAGCCTTGGGCTTCTCTCCAGCCCACTTAGGGATGAAGCATGGTCTCTGCTTCAGTTGGGTCTGGGTGGTTATGTTGTAGGTAGGTCAGCGGAGAAGATAACTAAATCAGTATTGAGTAACAAAAACGATGGTGCCTAATTTTACTCTTCCAAACTTGAACTTCACTGGTCTTAATACAGTAACACAAGGCAATGTCAGTGGTATGCTCACGGCACCTACTACAGCTATTCCTGTAGCACCTGTAGTCCCTATAGCGCCTGTCGCTCCTGCTCCGTTGCCTGTAGTTCAAGCAGCTCCTGTTGTTCGTCCTCCTCCTCCTCCTCCTCCTCCTGCATTGTCCGCAGAGGTTCTTAATGCATTACAAAATACAGGAGGAATGTTTAATCTCCCTTCAAATGCTTTTATTGCCCCTTCTCCAGCTCTTCCTGCTGTTGAGTTGACTAGCACAGCCCCTAAGCAGACTACTTCCTCAGCTCTTACTGAGCTTAGGGAGTTGACTCCTTTGGCTGAGTATACCATTCTAGAGCCTAAAACAACCCCTTCCGTTACTCAGGCAAAAGAAGCTCCTGTTGCAGCTCCTCCAGTAGACTATCAGGCTATACAAAACGCATTAGCGGCAATCCAAAACACAGGTGGAATGTTCTCTTCTTCAGTAACACCCCCTGTAGTTACTCAAGCCCCTGTACAGCCCCC